AAATAAAAATAACCCACGAGCCTACAAAGACAATGGCTTAAAGGTGCATATGACAAACATATGTTCAGAGATTACATTACACACAGACGAGAACCATAGCTTTGTATGTTGCTTGTCGTCATTAAATTTAGCTAAATATGATGAATGGAAAGGAACAAACCTTATATATCACGCTACGTGGTTTCTTGATGGCGTTATGGAGGAATTTATTCAAAGAGCAAAAGGACTTAGAGGTTTTGAAAATGCCATTCGTTCTGCTAGTAAAGGACGAGCGCTTGGATTGGGTGTACTCGGATGGCACACGTATCTCCAGGAAAAGGCTATACCTTTTGAAGGTCTGCTTGCTCAGTTTGAAACTAGGAAAATATTTTCGCAAATTAAAATCGAAAGCGAGCGGGCTAGTAGAGATCTTGCTGAGGTTTATGGTGAGCCTTTGTGGTGCGTTGGCACTGGCATGCGTAATACTCACTTGCGCGCTATTGCTCCCACTGTTAGTAATTCAAAGCTTAGCGGGAACATTTCGCCGGGAATAGAACCTTGGGCTGCTAATGTATTTACAGAGCAGTCTGCTAAAGGTACGTTTATACGTAAAAATCCTACACTTTTAAAATTACTTAGAAAACTTAAAATAAATAACAATGAAACATGGGATAAAATTCTGGCAGATGGTGGTAGTGTTCAAGGTCTATCTGAGCTTGACGGGGTTGTGGTTGGACCACACGATGTACCGGCTAAGGACGTTTTTAAAACGTTTAAAGAGATCAATCAGCTCGAACTAGTAAATCAAGCTGGTATACGACAGCAGTATATAGATCAGTCTGTTAGTTTGAACCTAGCGTTTCCTAGTGTAGCAACGCCTAAATGGATTAATCAAGTTCATATGGCTGCTTGGAAAAACGGTATTAAAACTTTGTATTATACTAGAACTGAATCAGTGCTAAGAGGTGACATAGCACAACAAGCAATGAGTGAAGATTGTATTGCTTGTGACGGGTAACAATAAAGGGGCTAGCGCCCCTTTTTTTATATTACTTTGTATTTTGTTTTACCGTTTTCTTTATAAGCTTTTAAACATCTGTTCCTATTGTCTTCGTCGTTAACATAAGACACATGGATCCAGTTAGGGTTAGTATCTGTACCAAATTCCCATATAAGCTGGTCAAAGTTTAGGTTTTCTTTTATCCATTGATACATCTCTGCATTGCTCTTATGTCCATAGACATCATCTAAGTCCATTGCTTGACCTTTACAATGCTGAGAAGTTTTCGATCCTCCTATAGCTTCATTTAAAGCTGCTGATCTGAAAAACGACGTAACCTTAATCGCACCACCAGCCCATTTACGTAGTGGCTCAAATATTTTTCTAGCCGTTAAACCCATTGTTTCTACTTGAACAGGATTAGGCGTGTTATCTATATTTCTACGTTTAGCTGTACTAGAGTGTATAGCCTCTGCATATGTTATATGATCACTTATTTTTTCCATTACTTTTTCTTTCTACCTTTTCTAGCTTCACCTTTCACAGCATCATCTATATCTCCTAGCTGATTACCAACTTCTTTAATAGCACTAGCTACATCTGCTAGCTCTTGAGCTGTAAGCTTGTATCTTTTTTTAATTTCTTGTACTGTAACTATTGCTTTTTCGTCTATAGTGGTTTTGCTCCATAAAGCGTTCCACATATCTTTCCAATATTGTTTAGTTAATTTCCACATAATTTAAAATTTATCTGCCGTGTTTATTTCATTTATAGTCTCTTGTATTTCTGGTAGATCTGTTGGCAGCATTAAATCTAAACCAGCTTTAAAAACTTTTTCTTTAACACCGTTTTTAAATATTAACAGCGTAGGTGCCATACGTATTCTGTATTTCTTTTTTGCTATAGGTGCTTTAGCTATATCTACTCTATAGTATGTGGCGTTTTTAATCTTGTTCCACTCTGCAAAACAGTTTTCTTTATTAAAATCAGCCCAAAACTCTACAACTATTGTTTCAAAGTTGTTTTCACCAAATGAAGATACTTGTGCTATTTTAGCTTCAAAGTCTTTGTCGTCGATCCAATATTTTTCAGGGACGCTAACTTGCGCTTGTAGATTAAATGTTAATGCTATTAGAATTAATTTAATTGTTTTCATAATCAATTGTCTTTTTGAATCTCGTAGATTCTTTCGTCTAATTTATCTAATTTTTCTAGTATCATTTCAACATCATCTTGAGTGTCCATTATTGTTTGACGTATAAGCTCATCTTTCAAGTCATACTCTACTCTATCAATAACAGGCTCAGGCATTTCCATAGCTAAAGCTATATCTGCTTTTAGTGTAAAATAAGTCGTGGCCAAACCAATAACAAAACTTATTATTAATCCTATTGTTTTTAAGTCTAAAACTACTTTTGTGTCTTCTCCTATTTGTGGTGGTGTTTTAGCCATTATTTCAGTGTTATGTTTATTCCAAAGTTAATGTTAAATATTTCACGATCCCAAAACTTTACGTATTCGGCTTCAGCAAACAAACCTATTGTTTTCCATATTTTCCAGCCAAACATAATACCGCCTTGCATATCTTGCCACTGTTGGTGCTTTGAGTCTTCTATAAGACCGCCTTTGCCCCAGTTGTTTCTATTTAAGTAGCTAAAGTCAACATCGCCTTTCAAGTACTTATGATAACCTAATATTAAATTACCATACATATGCATCCAAAAGTTATTTTGATAGTGGTAAAAGTCAAAACCTATGATAGGTGCTATTTCACCAAAAGCATCTAATAAATCCCACTGCTCATTGTTATAACGTAGCATTAAATCACCAAAGACTGTATTTCTAAACTCAAGATCACTGTCTGCAACTCTGTTACCATCTGGATCAATCCAATACCAGTCATATCTTTCATTACCAAACTCATCTTCTTCAGTGAAATATATATCATCATATCCATATAAAAACCCTAGCTCATACCAGTAGTTTGCAGGAAATTCTTCACCGTTTATTACTTCAGTTTCATTAAGCCATATTTCTATAGGGTTATAACCAAAAGCTTGCTCATGTGTTCTATATATTGCACCGGCAGATATACTAAACTTATCACCTATCGGCGCTCTAAGCCTTACTTCAGCTGACTGGTATTTAAAACCTACGTTTCCAGCCTGTCTTTGCTCAGCTTTTATAATATGATATGTACCTGTATGACGTATAAAATATCTTGAGTTTTCAAACTCATCACCACGCTGGCGTTCTTTTTCATAGTGAAATAAATACTCTAAACCTTGTACAGCCGCAGTAGGTGCAGATAAAGCTATATTGTTTTCTGTGCCGTTGTAAAAGTTTGGTTTGTTTTCATAGCCAAATCTAGCAAGTTTACGCACGCCAAAACCTATTCTATAATCATTTGGAAAATAATCAGTAGCATCTACGACCTGTGGCACATCATATAAATTACCATCTTCGGGTGGCCTTACAAAATAATCTTTGCGAGGTGTTTCAAATGAGTTTGAAGTATTACCAGCAGCATACACACTAGAATACTTAAATACATTGTCATATATTTTTTTAAAAAGCTGCGCGTCTGCATTTATGCTATACACACAAGCTAGCAATACTAGCAATAGTTTTCTCATGTTTATTGTTTTATGATACGTTACTACTTGAACTTCTACGTCTGCCCATGCCTACTTTTCTTTTAGCTCGCACAACTTTAGCTTTTTCAGCCTTAGTCATTTGACTCCAGGTTTTAGGCGACTTGCTACTCACCTTACGAGAAGGTCTACAAACTTTTGTACGTTTGTTTTTAGCAGATCCGCAAACATTGCCTTTTTCATCTGTCCACTTTTCTTTAAACCAACGTTTAAGTGATAAACCTGCTTTTGTTTTACGAACAGCCATTATTTCTTTTTACTTTTATTGCCCCAGTTTTTAGCACCAACCTTACGGCATTTAGCTATAGCACCACTAGCGTAAGCTGATGGAAACACTTTATATCTTTTTTTAACTTTGTGGTAACATGCATCTTTTGGCATAATATTTTATTTTAAAGGTTGTGTTTTAAATTTTCTTGTTCTAAATCCACCAGTAGCTTTTTTCTTTTGTTTTTCATCTTTAATACCAAGCTGCCAGTCTTGCCAACCAAGCCCCATGCCTATTCGCTGCCAGTACTCATTGTCTTGATCTAAGGCGCCTTGCATATTGTCTAGCTTAATTAAAAGTCTGTCTAACGGTAAGTTTGTAAGTCCTTCTGTAACTCTAGCAGCACCTCTAATAGCTGGGTTATCTAAACTAACACCTTTTTCTAACGCAGCATCAGTAGTTGTAAAGCTAAATGATTTTAACCCACCAGCAACTTTTCTATATTTAGACCCAAGCGGTGGAGCTATATTTAATAACTGTATTGCAGCTTTTTCAAACTCTGGTTTTTTCTTTTGCTTTTCAGTATATATCTTAATAGCAGCGTCTTTGACAGCAGCAAAAACAGCAGGTCCAACGCCCATACCTCTAAGAACTGAATTAGCCATACCATTGGCTAAGTTTATAGATTTTTCTTCTGTAACTTCAAGATCATCGTCAAAAGCAGTAGCAAAAACCGCTTGCTGTAAAGTGTTAAACATTACGTTTTGTGCAAAAGTATAGTAAACTATCTTAGATATATTAGTCTTTGCATCTCCTCGGCCATTTTTAAGGTCTAGAGCAGCTTTTTTTATTATTCTAGCATACTGAGCAGGTGTATTGGCAAAAGCGAGCACGTGTCTACCTAAACCACTAGCTTGTTCTTGGCTAATTTTATCTGGTCTACTAGACTGCTGAGACTCTTCTGATATTTCTCTAAAGTCTTGAAAAGCTTTTCTTTCAGCTTGTTCTTTTGTATAAATTTTATTACCATCAACATCAGTTTCTTTTTCGTATGTTTTTATTCTATTACGATAAAATGTAGATCCACCAGCTGATATAGCAAAACTATCAGCTATTTGCGTAGGAGTAAAACCAAGCTCTAAAAGTCTGGCTGTAACACCTGATATGCCACCTTTTCTAGCAGCAGCAGAAATATCAGCTTCAACAACGTTTATTCTAAGCCCAGATCTTCTATCTTTTAAAAAGTCTGAGTTATATAGTTTTGAAAAATCTTTCCAGTATTGTTTTTGATTAGCAAAAGCTTTACCCGCTGCAAAAATATTATTATCACCAAAATTTACAAAGTTAAGTGATGATATTGTTTGTAGCACAGCAGATCTACTATTTAAAAACATTATAGAACCAGTAGCTTGAGCAATAAAGTCTGTAAATTTACTTGTTATTGTATCACCTGAAAAAACTCTGTTTCTACCGGTTTTCATACGTGTAAGCATATTTTTCATTGCATCAACATATGGTTTACCGTAAGCAGCTTGAAGCTTGTTTAAGTTTTCTGCAGAAAATATAACGTCTACATTGTTTTGCCAGGCTTCTAAGTACTTAGATCTTTTAGTAGTATTAAGCCCTTGCAATATATCAGTTCCTATACTACCGCTTAGCCAATTATTGCTAGGTTTAATATAACCATCTCCTTTATTTATATTTATAAGTTGATTACCAAAAGTTATAAGCTCTTTATTTTCTTTAACATGCAATAATAACTTTTTAAGTTGACTTTCAGATAAACCTGGTATTTCCATACCTTGCTTGGTCCACACGTAAGCTCTAACAGCTTGCTCTGTAGTAAAGCCAGTTTCACCAACTTTTCTTTTTAGTGGCGGAGTTTTTAATAAACCTTTAACACCTCTTTCACCTGGAACTCTTAAATTACGAACTAAAAACTTATAATCATTTAATAAAGATATTCTATCAGCACTTATATTAGCCATAGCTTTAGCAAAAGGATCTAATAAGTTTCTTTTGTAAAACGCCATATCAGCGTCACCTTGTCTACCTTTGCCTAGTGTTTTGTAAAGTAAACCTACAAAATCTTCTGCTTTTGGTCTTATAAATATGTCAAAACGACCTTTACCAGCACCTTCCATTATAGCTTCAGTTTCTGAAACTACACGTTCAGCTGATATTTTACTTTTAGTAGATCTTTCAATTATTTTATTAAAGTTTTTATTGATATCGTTTAATACTTCAACTGTATTTGTTTTTTTAGCTTCTTGTATTTGTTTAGACGCTAGTGTTTGAGATTTAATAGACTCTAGAGTTGTTTTAATTGTTTTAGGATTACTAAGATTTACTCCAGAGTTTAAGTCAGATTTAATAAGTCTAGGAAAAGCTCTAGTAGAAAGTTTATAAATACCCGTGCCTGTACCTTTCTTTTTTATTTGCTGCCTGTCAAATCTAATCTCAAGCATAGCCTCACCTTGAAGCTCAGGCATGTTAGGAACATTTAATGGATTTTTACCCATGTAAAAAACACCTTTTTTATTTAAATCAATATAAAAAACACCTTTTTTATTATAAAGAGAACTTATTATATCAGCAGTAGTGCTTATGTTTATATTAGTAGCAGCCTGTAAGCCTTTGTCTTTAAGATGTGTAAAAACTTGTTCGTTAGCTTGCAAAAATCCGTCAACTATTTCTGCTTTAAAACCATTTTCTTTAGCAAATTTTAAACCTTCTTTGTTAAAATCTTCTATAGCTTTTTTATATTCCGGAGAACTTAATTGTTTTTTAACCTCAGATTTAAGCTCGCTTTCAACTAAGTTGTTTTTAATCATTTCTTGCTGAACAACAAGTTTTTGTTTTTCGTTAAGATTTCTATAGTCTTGTAAATAACTAGGCTTATTTGCCATTTCATTTTTAAATAATCTTCTAGCAATTACATCTGCCATGCCGGTATTTTCAAAAGCTTTAGTATTAAACATACTAACAGCTTCTAAGGCATCTGTAGTAAACTGTATATCTCCTTCTATATTTTTTATGGTAAAGCTGCTCATTTGGGCGCTATCGTTAAGCTTAAGCTCTATGTTCATTTCTACAGCTTCTTTTCCTTCACCAAATTTTATAGTTAAATCACCAGCGCCCTTATTACTGTAACCACCTCTAGCTTCAACAGTAACGCCTTTTATACCTGCTGCTTTTATAACTTTTTGAGTAAACTTTTCATATTTTATACCACCATCAGATTTAACTGCTAAATCTTGAAGCACTCCTACTTGCCATAAGTTTGAGTCAAAATACCTTTGCAAGGCACTTCTTACTTCAGCGTTTTTAACTTTATTTAAAGCAGTACTAGAATCACCTTTTATATAACCCTGTAAAACGTTATTAAAATCTTTGTCAACTCTTTTACCGCCAACAACAGCTTGAATTCTTTTTACTTCAGCGGTTCCAAGCCTGTCTATTGCTGTTTTTACATTTTCAGATATTTTAGGGGAAGCCATGGTAACAGGTTTACCGGCTGCTAAATCAGCTAATAGTTGCTCGTTTTTATCAAAACCACCTTGCTCTTTAACAACTTTATCTCTGTAGTATTTATTAGATATAGATCCGCTGATCATATCTATAAAACCTTTTAAATTTTGACCAATAGGTTTGTTGTATATGTTGGCTTCTCCTTTTTTAGTAACTCCAAAGTTTTCTCTTATAAAAGACTTGTGAAGCTCCGGCGTAATATTTAAAAGCTCTGGTTTTAATTCTCTAACTTCAACTTGAGAAGTTTGACCTTTAGACCTAACGCCTGTTTTATTCATAAATAAATTCAGCATGTTGTTTTTAATACCAGTAGCAATACCGTAAGTATCTCTAGAAACATCTATTTTTTTAGCTACAGTTTCTCCAGGAGGTACAAGCTCTGCAACTTCACTAGAAACATTTTTAGGATTAATTATTTTCATTAACCTTTTAAACTTAGAGTAATCTTGTATTACATCTTGTATTTTTCTAGCCTCAGATCCAAAACCTTCAGAAGTTAAATTAGCAGAAACCCTTACTAGTTTACCTTTACTGTCTCTAACAGGCCTACCGTCTTTGTCGTGTTTTATATCAGTTGCTTTCTGTGGATCAATACCAAAAAACTCTTTAGCCACTCTACCACCTATTTGCTCTTTAATACCTCTGTAAGTTTTAGTAGTAACTTCTTCTAAAGTTGTTACTTTATCTAAATTTAACACTTCTGTTTGTACTCTTTCTTGCTTAACAGTACCATCTGGATTTTTAGTTTCTACAACTTCAAATCCTTTAGTGCCTAGCTCTTTTACAGGATCAATTACTTTTTTTACAGCCTCTTCTTGTATTTTATTATTAGCATCTATGCTTTCTGTAATTTCAGCATCAACAGTTTTACCCGCGGCGTCAGATAGTTCTTTAGTAAACTCTTTAGCTACTTTTCCTTCTAATATACCTGGTATTCTTTTAGGTAAATTGTCATATAAATATTTATTAAACTGAACGCCTGAGCTTAGTTGATACGTGTTCATTAAGTTACTTAATTCAATATTTAAATCAGCTTTAAAATCTTCTCTAGTGTAAGCTTGTTCTTCCACTGATTTATAGTATCTATTAGCTAAAACATCTATATACTTTTCATAGTAAGGTGCTACTTTTCTGTAATCTTCTGTTTTTAAAGATCTTCTTTGTGCAAGTTCTGCAGGAGTTATATTTCCTTCATTTTTTTTAAAATCTAACTCTTCTATTTTAATTAAATTTTCAGGCTTTCTACTTGTAAATATTTTTTGTATTTCGTTAGAGTTTTTCTTTAAAGCTTCTAGCTGCGTACTAGCTTTTACAGTAGCTTCTTCGCTACTTATCTCTTTTGCAGAATTAGCAAGATCTTTTAGTTTTATACCATCTATAATTATTTCTTCAAAAGCTTTAAATTTATTTTTAATAGCGGCACTTGATCCACCTTCAGCAACTTTATTTACACTATATAAAAATTCTAAAAGCTCTGCTCCAGTTTTAAAATTCTTTTTATTAGTATAATCTAATCCTACTCTATTAGCTATATTCAAAGTAGATCTTTTTAAGTTATTAATAAGACCTTTTTCTAGTAATAATTCTCTATATTTAGGTTGAGATAAAAACTCAACAACGTTCATAACGTATTCCTCAGGTGTTGTAGCAGGTTTTTCTTTATAAGCTTCTTTTATAGCTTGCTCAAAACTTAAACCTGTTTTTTCACCTATATTAAAAGTTCTATCTTTTAAAGCGTTATTAACATCTTCTTGTATTCTTTCTTTAAAAATACTAGCAGCTTTTGTGTTACTATTAAAAGCAGCTTTCATAAACACATGACCAACCTCTTGAGCTAAAACACCTGGCTTATATTGATTTATATCTACTCTAATAGTTCTATTTACAGGATCGAACTCAGCTTTATTGCCTTCAGATAAACCGCCTTGTTGTATATTTAGCTTTAAGTTTTTCATAACTCCGGCTTCCATCAAATTGTCAAAAGACTTGCTTATTCTTCGCTCTGCCGCTGCTACATTTGCTTCGTACTTGTTTATAAATCTTTGAGCTTCCTTTATATCACCACGCGTTGATTCTGGATTTTGTATTATTTTTCTCAAAGCATTAACTTGCTGTTGTTGCTCTCCAATATTTAAATCATTAAAAGGTTTATCGGCGTAAGATAAATCTCTTTGTAAATCCTGTGCTAAAGCCATTTTTTTATTAAGCTCAGCGCCTTTATACTCTCCAGCTATAATATTAGACTCAATTTTTTCAAGAAGTTGTCTTCTTCTTCTTATGCTATAAAAGTCTTTTGCTTTAGCTCTTTGCGCTCCTAGCAAACCAAAAACAACACCATCAACTAACATTTGTTCTGTAGCTTCGTCCATGTCGCCATAGAGCTCATGCATTGACTTTTTAAAGTCTTTGCTACCTATTAAATCTTCAAATAGAGCTTCTGTTATTTTAGCAGTCTCAGCACCACCTACACCACCTATAGCACCACCAGCATATTTTTCTAAAACATTGTTAACAACAGCGGCTTTGCCTGTAAATTTAGGTATGAACTTACCAGCTAATTTACCACCTAAGAAAAATCCAGCACCACCTAAAGTTTTAGCTTCACCTGCTGTTACGGCTTCAAATTTAGCTTCTTCCAATAAAGCTCCAAAAACGTTGGCCATTAACTTGTCTCTTCTTGAAGCTACTGTTTGTGCCGTAGATAAAAGCTTTCCGCCTTTTATTGCTCCTGATCCAGATTTTGCTAATTCAGCTATATACCTAGTAATTCCAGCAGCTCCAGCTACTTTATTAGCAACAGCAAATTTAGCAAGCTCAGGTACAAAATAACCCACGCCTTCAGTAACTTTCATACCAAAACCTCTTTCAAAGTTTTCTTCTTGCTCTTTAGTAAGTTCTATATTAGCGTTGCTAAAAAGAGTTTGTAATTGATCAAGTTCTTTACGCTTTGTTGTACCTATTTTAGATATTGCATCTTCACCAAAAGTTGCTTCTAAGACAGTTTCTCCAAATCTTTCTACATAGTCACTAGCTTTTATTTTTATTGAAGCAGGATCAACGTTAAGCATGTAAGAACTTGTTAAAGCTTCTTTTTGTAAACCTAATTGTAGTCTTTCTTTTGCTATTGACTTAAGTTCATCACCAAGCACAGGCACAATACCGCCTTCTGGATTATATATAGAACTTTGTAATAACTCTTTTTGATCTTGATAGTTTAATAAATCTTGATATCTAACATCTTTAAATACGCCGTCTTGCGCTTTATAACCTATTTGACCTAAAGCAACAGCAAAAGTACCATCAGTTGGTTTTAAATCTATGGTTTTTAATAAATCTTTTTGAATATCTCTAGAATCTAAGTTATGTCTAAAAAACTCTCTTTCTAAAAGCTCTAAACTAAGTGAGTTATATTCTTGTTCTAATCTTTCAACTTCTTCTTTTTGGTCGTTAACATCAGAAGACTCAACAGCTCCTGTTAAATCTAACTTAGCACCTGTTGTCGGATCAAATAAATACGAGTATTGTTTTAAATTTTCACCATATTTAGTTTGTTGCATTTTTTCAAAAGCATCATTTATTAAAGGTTTTAACCTTATTAAATTATTTTGAGCAGCTTTTGCGTCTCCGTATTTTAATTGTTTTTGATATTTTCTAGCTTCCTGTATTAATAAAGCATATGCTTTTTGATCTTTATTTAAATCTTGCGCAAAGTCTTCAAAACCTTGATCTATTGTTGGTTGATATATACCTTCTTCTCTAGCAATATTTACTTGTTTATTTTTTTCTGCATTAGAAGAATCTTTTTCTTTTTTTATTACTTTGCTAAGTTCTTTTTCTAATATATTATCTATAGTAAAATCAAACGGCAAATCTTGTAATGCATAAACGTCTCTGTAGTTTTCTTTTACTTTTTTTATAAGCTCATCTTCAACTCCGTTATTAATAAGATCTTGAATAGTTTTTCCTTCAACACCTAATCTATATATGCCATCATTAGCTAAAACACCTTTTACAGTTGATCTAAAATTTTGTATTAAAGGTTTTTGTTTGTCAATCTGTTTTATTTTAATCTCAGGTTTTGGAACTTCAGTTCTAGATTCTATACTTTTAATATCAGCAACTTGTTGCTCAGAAGCAGGCTTTCTTTTTATTTTTTCATCTATATCATTTAATAGAGAATCCAAAGAAGTATCTACCTGCGGTAATTCCGTATCTTCTGGTGCTGCAATTTCCGACGGCGCATCCGCACCCGCTACACCGTCTGTTGTCTTTACTGGTGGATCAATATTATCTTCTTGTTCACCATTTACAAGAGTTACTTTTTTATCTTTAAAATCGTTTAAAAAGTCAGCTTCACGTGCTTCAGAAACGTTGTAAAGTTGTCCTTCTATTTCGTATTGCTTAACAGCCATTTAATTTAATTTTTAGTTATAATCGTTGTTTGCTAATTGCTTTTTAACTTCTGACAAGTATTGTAATCTTTTTTCTCCTGTAATGCCAGCCGCATCAAGAGCTATGCTAAATGCGCCAGTTGGACTATATCCAAAGTCAACACCTTTTAAGTCGTTACCTTTTATATTCCATATAACTGGCTCAACTAATTTACCTCCTACTTTTTCAGAAAATTGATTTATTTTGTCTTTCCAAAGCTTGTCAATTTCTTCTGTTTCTAGTTCAGAATTAGACTCGTAAAAAGCTTGCTTTGCTTGATCTTTATCTAAAAATCTAGAGCCAGACTCTGGAGACGCTATAGTGTTTAGGTTTCTAATATAATCTTCTCTTTGAGTGTCAGTTGAAGCAAACCACTGTTTTTGATTCATTATGTTTGCTCTATTTAAAGTACCATCTGTAGCTCTTATACCCATTTGAGTTAAAAACTGTCCAGCACCTTCACCTATTCTCAAAGCAGTTAAATCTGGTCTAGTAGTTAACTTCTTATCAACATCCTTTGCGTATGTAGTAACAGCAACTCCATTTCCGTCATCATGATAACCATCACTACCATATAAAATCTTGTATTGATCTTCAACATATTCTTTAGATATAAAAGACCTAACGCTTTGAGGTATGTCACCACCTATTATTCCGTTTTCACCAACTTTATTTAATAAGTTTAAGTCGTAATCTACACCGCCTAAAGTAATTTTTGGATTATTATATTCTACTCTTACAACTTGACCTTCTTTGTTTTTAATTTCTTTTTTTTCACCATACTTAGCAAGTAGACGATTACTTAAAGGACTACCTTCTACTATTTTATTATCACCTTCGCCGAATACAGCGTCTAAAACAACCGCGTTTTTGTTATCAGCATACTTTACTTGTCCTAAAATTTCTCTAGCAGCTGCAGCGGCTTTAACATCAATTTGAGCGTAACCTTTTGCGTTTAATATTTTAGTGTCTGTATCACTTGTAACAACTTTATTAGTACTAGTGTTTAAATAGCCTATAGATGTATCATCTTCAAAAAAATCGCCATCTGCACTTAAATTAAGTTTTAATCCGTTAATTTCTTCTATAGCTGAATCAAGATTTAATCCTATATTAGCTTTTGGAGGAGTATACTTTAAATTAAAATCAGCAACATCTTTAAAGTTTTCTGTTGGTATAAAAACTAAACTAGACTGTAAGTTAGCTTTTAAGTTCTTAGTACCTATTAGTGATTTTTCTATTTCAGAAGTTAAACCTTTTTGACTTTCAGCAAACTTTTGCGAAACACCTAAAGGCTTTTTAGTTTCAAAACTTGTTTTAAAAGGATCTAAAGTTAAGCCTTGTTTTGTTATTTCTTTAAGTTCTTCACTTGTAGCTTTATATTGTTTTTTAACATTAGGCACTTTTACAAACAAACCACCAACTTCGTTGCCTAGATCGTCTTGGCCTATGCCAACGTTTGCTCTACCACTTTTTAAAGCTTCCTGTACTTGTATTGGGTGTAAGCTTACTTTATCGCCTGAAATAGTGGTGCTTTCAATAGGTTGTCCTAACCTGTTGTAGTTAGAAATGCTAAATTTATCAGCAAACTCTTCTAGCATAATAGTAGCTCCTTTACTTGCTTCTAAATAATGATTTACAACTTTTTGACCTTCATTTATTTTATCTTTAGCGTTAGGATCATTTACATTTACTGTGTATTTTTTACGCAATATTTTAAGTTGTTCTGCTGTATTAGTATTAAGCGTATTAACAGCTGACTGTGGAACATTAAATTCAACACCTTGTTCTCTTTCTATTTTAGACTCTGGTGTTTCTAGTGTTACAAACTTGTCTTCTTCTTTTTCAGGCATTTGAAAAGTACTTTCAAAACCTCTTTGAAAAGCACCATAATCTACTATACCTTCTACAGGTGCCTCATAGCTACCTGCTACCGTTCTAGTTGGCACTCGCTGAGTAGCGGTTCTTTGTATTCCTGTTGTTTGTTGTGACATATTATTTAATTTATACTTATTTTCCAGTTATAAAATTTTTACCTCCTAATACATTTCCAAAGCCTGTTCCTACAGCTCCAAGCGCAGATCCGATGCCACTTAGCATTTGACCTTCAGCGGCTGCCGCCTGTTGCGACGCAGCACCTGCTAATGCAGATAATCTATTTAACTGTTGCATTTCTCTACGCTCCGTAGCTCCAAAAACAAACTGTTCGCCTTTTACTTTAGCATCAACCAATTGTCTTTCTAGCTGAGCTTGTCCTTGAGCTCTTAATCTTTCGTTTTGAGCTTCTTGTTGTTGTATGCTAGCTGATATACCTTGTTTGCTACTTAAAGCCGCTTGAGCAAGAGCAGTTGCACCGCCGGCACCAGAACCTGTTGCTCTTAAAGTGTCTAGCGTACTAGCTAGTGAAAGATCTGTTTGTTGTGCTTGCATTTCAGCTGCTTGTGTAGCGACAGTTAAATTAGCAAAAGGATTACTAAGCATACCTTCAACACCAGCGAAAGGATTTATAATCTCTTGTCTTTCACCTTCAAGCTTTGTAATTTGTTTCATTAAAGCTTTTTGCCGTCTTCTAGCTCTGCGTCTTGCTCTACCGCCTGATAGTGCTCCAAAAACGCCTGATGCAATACCTCCTATTACTCCTATTGCCATAATTTATTAATATAAAGATTGTTCGTAATTAAAACCTACTCAAAATAATTCAGCATGCTTTTTTCTATTTGATGTTTTATCGTTGTTAACTGGTTGATGCTCTAGTGTTGTTTCTGCAAAGAAACCTTTTACACCTGTTGTTGTGAGAGAGCTAATACCAGTTATAGTGCTAGTGTCATTAATAATAACGTTAGCATAGTACTTTTTTTCTAGCGGTGTAAAACCAGCAAAACTAGTTACACCAAATTGATCAAAGTATCTACCTGTAATATTTCCAGGTATTGGATACGCGTTATAGTTGTTATTGTCATCAGCGGGTGAAAACATATCTATAACCTTCCAGTTGTTTGTACCTTCGTAGTTTATTGTTTTGTAGTGTTTGACTAGTGAAGGGTTTTGGTTACTTATAACTGTAACCGTACTTGGCTGAAACTGCTCGTAAAAAGTATTTTTATCTTCATTAGAATAATGCTTGTATAAGTCAGCGCCGTTCCAAGTGTAAAAATTACTAGCTACACTTCCGCCAAAACGAGGGTTATATGTTAAAAACGAAGTCCAGCCATTTACCTTGTCGTCAAAAGCTAAAGTCTTAAATTTTGTTAAAGGATTTACAGGTTCTGTTAAAAAATCTTGTGTTGGCACAAAAGTTAAGGCGTCATTAGCAGATACAGCGGTATTTTTAGAAACAGTAACTATATTATTTCTAACAGCAGTAACTACAACTGTTTTGTTTTTTATTTCTTCTGTCTCTAAGGCCATACCTACTAATATCTTACTATTAGAAGATTTTAGTTTTATTTCTTTGTTTCTAGAAGTTTCAGCAACAACGCCTGTAGTTTTCACGCTAAACGTTTGCTTGTTTTGCTGTACTGGTCTATTTAACTCTAGACTCAATATAAAGCTTTTAGCGTGTAAATCGTACATGCCATAAATTCTACTAGATATCTGTAGATTTTCTCTAAAAAAGCTTTTCATACCGTAAGACGATATCTCTGTTAAACCGTCTCTAGATAGCCTTAAAACAGCCGCTCTGTCTTTGTCTACAAAGTATTTTCTAAATCCATAAACAGCAAAGCTTTCTGGATTTTTACCAATACCATACTCACCTAAATACGGTGACACTTGGCCTATAACTACTTTAGCTGTAGTTGAAAGGCTAGATCCTTCAGCTGTAAATATAGCGTCTTTATCTATAAGTGCGTTATGTACTTTATTTTCTTGAAATATAAGTAAGTTTGTGTCTTCTGCGTAAAGCTTTTGTATTGATCCATACACAGAGTCTACTGCTTTAGTTATACTTTCACCTATAGAGAACTGATTAGTGTCATTAACGCCTGTTCTAGAGTTATATATACCAGAATATATCATAGCATTTTTTCTATGATTTCTATTGTATTTTTTATCGACAGCATAAGCTTTAACGCCAAAGTCTACTGTTTTTTCGTTAAAACCACCTTTAACTCTAGACTCTTCTATATGCCACTCTTTATTAGCTGCAAAAGAAGTTGAAGGGTAAGGTGTTGGGTTTGAAAACGTTAATGTTACACCTTTTTCTAGCTTTTGAGCTTTACTAAGTGTTAAAGTAGTACCGCTTACGGTGCAAGTAATTTTCTCAGTTATGCCAGGCCCATGAACAGTCATGCCATCTACTATATTACTATTAGCCTGTGTTATTATAACAGTAGTACTAGCAACTATAATATCATCATCATCCACTTGAACAGAAGCAACTTCAGCAGTTGTAACAGTAGGCTCTTCCCTTAGTATGAAAGTGTTAAAATATTTTATTTTTAATGTTAAAGGCATTTACTTATATATTACTTGTTATGTTATATTTTTACTCTTAGTTACGAGTTAGGAGCTCTACATAAAAACACTCTACCCATATTTAAAGTATCTACATAAAAAGCACCAAAAGAAGTACCTACTTGTATTTCATATAAAATATTATATGTAATACCTCCTAAAAGAACAGTGTCGTGAGCTTTATACAATAAATTTTTAGGCTCGTTGTACTCTCCTTGTCTTTCGCTTGGAATAGCAATACCAGCGCTTTCGTTTTCACCATCTCCATACACTTTAAAGTAACCTTGTTGATCTGGGGTGTTGCCATAAGGGTAAAATCCTGATGGATCATTTCTGTTCCACAGCTCTTGAGAAGGATCTATTTCTGAAATAAACGTAGGTAAATAATTGCGGTTATTTGAAAGATCATTATCTTCGGCATTGTTTCCAACTCCATTTACAATATCTCCATCAATGTCTGAAGCTAGACCAACTTTACTCATAGTGCCGCCGCTCTGACTTACAAGCTCGTGGGATTTGTGTACATCTGTAGCATATATATATCCTCCAGGATGTTTTAAATCTAAATCAGTAGTTGATGAGGCTAGCCAGTGGTTCTGATAAACTCTAATTCCACCACTACTAAATACGGTTCCTCCTACAGAGTCTGTGTAGCCAGTAACTGGTTGTTGAGGCAGTATGTATTTAATTATTTTAGGCACTTCATTATCAACTCTTAACGCGTAAGCAACTTTTCTTCTATAATATGACGGGTTTTGAGGTGAGTATTGACTATTGCGATAAATGCTAGCTTCTGACCATAAAAATATACCTATATTTTCTACAGGTATTTCTGACATTCCACCTTGTATTTGCTCTGCAGTTAAATTATTTGACCAGTAGTTATTAAAAATACCAGTAGTATAATTACTATCTCGTTCAAATAATACATCACTTCCTGATCTATCAAAAACATCTACACTAACATTATTTACATCTGTAAAAGTGCTACTAGATGATTCAAGTTCATTACCAGGTTCTATAACAATAAGCCCGTCATTTACAATTAAAGATAATTCATGAACAAAAGAAAGTCCACCAACTTGAGCTCCACTTGAACTAGAAGATATAAGTCCAAAATCAGTAGAGTCAATAACTTCTACCTGCAGATCAGCCGCAAAATTACCACTATGTAACTCTGTTAAAGATATATCACCAGTAGCATTGTCTATAAGCACTTCAGGTCTTACGTTGCCATCGGTATCAAACAATACTCTTTGCCTTGGAACAATAATGCCACTTCCTGGCGGAACTATTTCAAGTTGATTTGTAGTTGAGTTGCCATTTACATCAAAGCCCATTGTGATATCACTAGTAAAATCATCACCTATGCTTGCATCTTGATAAAACAAACCTAGCTGGTCACTAGGATCTCCAGCTGAACTACCGTTTGTTGCGCTGAATTCAAAAACAACCGCACCGGCCTCAGCTCCAATTGTTGTAAAGTTGCTTGGCGTTGCTGAAGTGTTTGGCGCTATGTTTTCAAGAGATATACTGGCTTGTAATGTTTCAACTTCACCGTCATTATTTGTAACTTCTATTAAAAAGTCGTAGCCAATAGGATAATTGTTAGGAAAATAAACAAAGTTACCAGTACCAAGTTTTGGTTTTATTTTAAACTTATTATCGTTTTGATCTAATATTATAACAAATCTGTCTACTTCTACTGGCTGTATTGGCGTGCCGTTAGCATTAATCATGCGTCCTTGTTGAGAAACAATTCTACAAAAAGTAGATATGTTATCAGAATCTACTTCAGGATTTATCTGACTAGGACTAGTTCCAGCTGTTAATTCGTTTTCAAATTGATCTAATAGTTGTATTGTTGCAACTTTTTCATTATTCCAGCTTCCGTTGTCATCAAAATAACTTACACTTTCATCAAAGTTTACATCTATTAAGTTTAAACTTTTTACAGTACTAGGAAAAGAAAGCGCTTCGTTTAGCTCGTGTACAAGACCTGCTGTTGATGTTTCGTAATATATATCTAAAACAGACTCAAAAGGTTTTGTTTCAAATACAGATATTCTATCTTGAGAGCCGTATTTATAACTAAATACTTTAATATCTACGTTGGCTCCTATATCTTTACCGTCTTCATCATCTCCTAATTTTTTTATAGCACCATCACATTCTATAGTTACAATATCACTAGCTATTGTAACTTTAATAATTTTAACTAAATCTTTATTTTCACCTTTTAAATAATCACCAACAGGAAAAGCATTTGCGTATACAGGAATTCTAGAAGCAAAAAGAGTATCTTCAAAAACCAAACTTTTACCTCTGTTTTTTAACTTTATATTTCCGAAAGTAAGTTGACTATCAGAGGTCGTATCTGTAGTAATAATAGTTCTAGTAGTACCAACAAAACCAGAATCTACAGAAGCACCGATAAAATTATTATCATCACCGTAAGGCAGTTGAGCCATTAGGGTGTTTTTATTTGATTCATAAACAAAATCAAAAACATTTTCGTTATCGTTTTTAAGACCTTGCTCTTTAGCTGTACCTATACTTATAACGTCTAGTAAATCAGCATCACTTTGTTCTGATAAAGCTTTGTCTGTTTTAACCGGTACAACTTTCGGATATACTCTGTTTTTACTAGTACTCAAGCCTTGTTCTTGTGTATTAGTAAATTCTATATCTCTAGTAATTTTATTTATACTATCAGATGATACTGGTATATATGTTTTGTTTTCGTCTTGGTCATTATCAAAGCTAATAGCACCTGGAGTGTATACGTTGTAATACTCTTGTTCTGTTTGTTTTACTACGACTCTGTAAGAATACCAGCCATGCGGAGTTAAATTATATTTAAAAAATCCGTAAGTATCAAGATCATTAAAAACAGGAGAGGCTGGGTCTCCTGTGTAGTTTTTGTATAATAGCGAGGCAGGTCCTTCTGTGTACAAGCTTAAGTTGCCGTCAGTAGAGTCTATGACTAATATTTTAACAAAATCAGTGTCTTGACCTTTTAAATAATCACCAACTTGAAATAAATCTGTTTGAGAAAAGTTTTCAATAAATAATTTAAACATACCAGATAAATCGCCACTAGTAATAACAGTTTGAAAAGGAGTTACAACCGAAGTTGTTGTAGTTTGGTTAATGCCTATAATAGTGCTTTTAGCATAAGCGTTAGGTATTTCTTCGTTAAAAGTTACTGTAAGAGCATCACCACAGTAGTTTTCATCTCCAGGAGAAACTTCAGGCGTAACAACACCATCGTCGTCCCAAGAGCTACTATTAAAGTTTTGATCTTTAGCTGAAATATTTATAGAACTAACACCAGATGCTGATGTTATAACAGGGGACTGTCTACCAAATTTATCAGACAACACAACACCTATTTCATAAGTTCTTCTTTGTTTTACAGAGTGGAATGGATATTCCTTGTGTAAGTAATAATTGTTAAAGTCAGCATTACCAAAAGAAGCCTCTGTGTCAAACTTTGCGCTTGTGCCTACGGCGAAGTTTATTCCAGGCGCTTTTTGCCCTGCTTGAGTAGGTAGTTTTCTTTGCTCTACATAGTTACCATAAACAACTCTATTAGATATTATTTCTTGAGCCTTAGCGCTTAAAGGTACATTGTCGTAAACCCTAGTTAATTGATCTTGAGGAAGTGTTTTGTATGGAAGTGTCGACTTGTATTTAAATTGATAAACACCGTTTACACTATCTGTATCGTCAATATCTTTTAATTCTACCGCTCTTATTAAGTTGTTATCTGATTCTTTGTATAATATTTCTATAGCTACTATATCTAAATCAGTTTTAATTTTTTTAGAAGGTAGTACAATATTTAAATTAACAGCCGTAACGTCATTAACCATACCATCAGCAATACCACTAGTATCTTGAAAATATACTTCACCTTTTTTAAATACTTTTTGAAGTTGAGTTATATTGTAACTAGTTGTTTTAGATATAAAACATATTTGTGTGAAAGGTGCTATTGTAGAATATTCACCGTCAATAAATTTATATCTATATGAAAATCTAACAAATTTTTCTCTTAAAAAATCTTCAGGAAAATTGTTTTGAGAGCTAAGCTCCATTGAAGCAGTAGGAGGTACATTTGTAACGTTTCCAAGGTCGTCTGTAGTTGTTGCCTGTGGATTACCGTTCAAAGTAGTTGTATTATAGTCTAACAATAGCGGAGGCATAAAAGGAGCAAACTTAGCTACACTTATTTTGTCTTCTTTGTTGTAGTGCCCTGGTATATTTTGAAATATATTAGGAGGGTTATCGGCAGCTATAGAAACATTTATTTTTCTAGGCTGGTTTAAGCCGTCTGTAAAAAACAATAAATCTTCTAGTAAATTAACACCTGTTATTAAGTGTGTTTTACTGAAGTTTAAAAACAAGCCTTGAGCTAGTAAGACAACCTGAGGAAACGAAGTACCATCTGCTTTTGTTGTCATAAATATACCACAAAACAAATTATCTCCGGTTCGTAAAGCAAATTGTTCTGCTGTTTCAGGGCCTAGAACACCACCAACAAGACCAGTGTCTTCAGGATTTGGGCAGGTATAGTTTGTGACAAAATAAAATATTTTATTATTTTTTTCGTCAAAAAAGCAACCTATGTTTTCTAAATCACTGTATTTATCAAGTATTGAATTAGCAATTTTTGTATTACCAAGGATGTTTTGTATTGATCCTACGTCTGAGCCTTCTGAAGTTGTGACTTGTATGTTTTGCGCGCTGCGGTACTCTCCATTAGGTAAAATTCTATCATCAATGTCTTGATTCATTTTACCTTGAAGAAACGTCTTTTTATCTTCAGCCATGTACTAGTGTTTAATTTGTTTCGATTTATTTCTCATAACCTGTGTAAGCTCTGAGAGTTTTAGGTTAGATAACCTGATCTTAGCGTTTCTAAGCGCTGCTCTGCGTTCTTTTTTATATCTTTGTACTATATACTCAGATATGTTTCTTTTAACTGCTAGAACGTTATATGCGATATGCTTGTATAAAGCTTCTTCAGCAAGTTTGTTTACTTTCATTTCAGCATCAGTACCTAAACCGTCTGAAATATACTCGAGTACAATTAACTTGCCTGATAAGTCACTACTAAAACTAAAGCTACCAGTTCTTTCATTTATTGTAAAAAATCCGTTTACTTGTGTAGTTTCTGGCGTAGCACCGTATCTTTGTCCGTAATCACTTCTTAAGTAGTCAGATGTAGTTAAATACAAGCTGTCTTCAGACGATAAATCACCTGATATGTTTTTAGGGTCAAATGCTTTCCATCGTTCTTCTGTAACAGAGCTACCTTCAACAGCATTACCATCGGCATCAAATACATAGTTGTAGTTTTCATCTTGAAGCATTGGCTCTGTTGGATTTGTAGTAAGTGAAGTCGGGTATATAATTCTACGAACGCCTGAGCTATCTATGTAACACACTTTAACGTAGTTAACATAGTCTTGAGGCATTGGCATAGACAATGATGGTCCTAGTTCAATTTCTTGTGACTTGACAGTCTTAAGCACGTCATAGCTAAATTCTTGTAAACCTCGTTTAGCGTGAAATATTACATCTGACTTAGCCACGTGATCTATTAGTTTACCATCACCTACATAAGCTATCATAAAGTTATCTACAATATCTTTAATAGAAGTATATTGATATGTGCCAAAAGTATTATCTAGCAACTTAACCTCAACAACAACATCTTCGTTTGTTTCAAGCAAGTTTTGCGCAGTACCTGAAAAAGTAATTGTAGCTCCAGATATAGTAAACTCAAAAGTCTCTGCATTATTTAAAAAAGCTCTTACTTGGTTATTAGTAGGTAATGTTTCAAATGTTAATGTAAAAGAAAAAGCATTTCCGTCTCCAATAAAAGTTTGAGATCCATTGTAATAGTTTTCTTCTGTAACTGTTCCTAATAAACTCATATTATTGTTCTTGTTGTGTTATTGATTGCTCTTCTTGCTGTGTAGCTTGTATTACAAGTGGATCTTTCACTGTAACACCAAAGTATTTAAGTATACCTAATATTAAATCTGGTTCATCCGAAGAGTGTATTCTAAAATTACTACTGCTGACTTCGTCATAAGTGTAAATAGGAGTACCAAAGCTTGTTGTATCAACAGTTGAAACCCAATTTGGATCTCTAGGTTTAGCTATATAATATAAATCTACTTTATTTATAGTGTTTGGAAACACATATAATAAGTCTGCAGAATAATAATATACTGGGAAAGTTGTTGATGGAGCCGTTAGTTTTGAAGAAAATAAAAACGGTATTTTAGATTTTTCTATACGCTCTATGTCTGTAAACTCTCCGTTTACTTTTAAACTTAAAGTCGCATATATATTATTTAAAGCTTGTGTTGCTGTACTTCCAGATATAGGTGTAGAATATCCTGGTGTTTCAAAATAAGTGTTTGTAGAATCTATTGTAAGAGTTGTAACATCACAAAGAGCATCAATTTTGTCCATAATTTTTCTAGGTATATCACCCGCTCCTTGAGCACCTCTTCCACTTGTTTGTTTAGCTACAGCTCTGTTGTATTCGTAAAACGCTCTATCAAGTAACTCTAGTTGTACAACTTTAGCTATTTTATTAAAGTTGTCTGGCGTCATATAGCCGCTACCTTTTTTGTTTAGTATAGATAATACTGTAGTATATACTTTATTTACGTCAATCGCCATATTTTTATTTTTATTATAGTAGTATAGCCACCATTATAGATGGCTACACCACTTATAATAGTTACGCTATTTTAGCTTTTTTTCTATTGATTTGAAAATTTCTACTCCTTCGTCTGTTTTCAAGAAAGCAGCAAAAGCAGAGTATGGATTTTCATCAAAAGGCACGGTCATTAATTTTCTATCATTTGAACCCCATGCAAAAGTTCTTTGATCTTGTGATAACTTAATAATACCCATCTCAGCAGCTTTAATTGCTAAGTTTCTAAGTACTACGTTTTCATCGTTTACTAAGTCCAAAAATAATATTGGATTATTTCTAGCAAACATATATAAGTCTCTCTTAAGCTCAGCAGAACTCATTTTATCTACAGCAGAGCCTAGTTCAACTCTAAGTATTGCTTCTGCTTGATCAACTTCTATAGACATAGCTGTATTTAAAGCTTCCATTTCAGTTTCAATGCTTACTAAATCGTCTTTAGCTTCAGCAACCTGATCTTGTTCTTTATATACATAATCTTTTCTAGGGTGATATAAACTTAAAAGCTTTTGTAAAGGTTGATTTGTTTTTGGAACATAAAGACCTCCATTTTCAAATATAATATGACCAAGTATTGCTTTGTTATCTTGTTCGTCTACAAAGCAAGATTTTTGATTACTTGCATATCTTATTTCTCTGTTATAACCTTTTTCTTCATCAAACCATAACAATGGTTTTCTAGGTGTAGATTTTGATGCTAAAACATAAGTTAAAGGATCTCCTCTGCCTACTAAAAAGTATCTTCTATCTTTAATTTCCCAATTTGTTTTTGATGGTGCAGTTTTAACTGCTACCGGTTGAGGTGCAACCTCAATATTTTCTACTGCTTTAGCTTTTTTAGCCATAATATAATATAATTAAATAGTTTGTAAAGTATGACAATAGCTTATGTATATAGTTAGTAATAGGCTAATGTCACGTTAAATAAACCTAAGGGCGCCGTAAAGACGCCCGTAAGTTTAAATTTTAGTACAGCATTATGCAAATGCAGCACCGATTGCAATTGTTGAAACTGCACTAATCTCAGGTGTAATGTATGATGTACCTGTTGAGATGTCGTCAGCAACAACTATGAAGTCAGCATCTGCTGAGTCTTCTCTAAAAGAAGAAGCATTACCAAAAGCTTTTATTAAACCTTTCATAGCAGCTTTGTGAGTATTAACGGAACCAAGAGTTAAAACAACTTTATCGCTGTTTGTAAAATCTTGTCCGTCAGTTACACCACCAGCAACTCTGATTTGAGGTATAAAAAACAATGTTAATGTGTCATCTGCAGTTGGATGCATACCAAGAAAGCTAGACAATGGGAAACAAGCTGATTGAGCTGAATCATCGTCATCGCCAATAGTGGCTTGTGTTCTGAAATATAAGTATTTTTCCATTTCTGTTTAGTTTTTAAAGGTTAATATTATGATTCTTTTAATAATACAAAGTTATTAGCTCCTTGAACTACTAAACATCTTTCAGACAAATAGTGTACTTCCATAATGTCATCTCCTGTGTAAGAAGCAGATCCAACAGAACCAGTTACCCAAGATTTCATTCTTCGGTCGTCAGTTTGTGAAGTTCTATATCTTACGTGTAAGAAAGGACGATTCATGTTTTTACCTAATGACTGATCGTATACAGTTGAAGTTCCAGCAGGAATTAAAATTCCAGAGATATCTCCAAATCCGCCACGAGCAGCAGCATCGTTTAAGTATTTCCAGTCTGACTTGTAGAAATCATAAGATCCTCTACGGAAAGCAGAAAAACCTAAGTTTAACGCCATGTCAGCATCATTTTGGAAAACGCCAAAAGAAGCACCGCCATTGTAGTTGGCATTTAATCCAGCTACCATGTCATCAATAGTAAGAGCTAATTCACGATTAACATATAACATGTTTTCTTCAATAGCACCTTGCTTATCTAGATTTTTCAACAAGTTGTCAAAATCATTAAGTGAAGCTAAATCTTCGTATATGTTACCTCTTGAAGTTACAGCTGCAAAAAGACCTTCAGATCCATTTACATCAGTAACGTGATCAGCAACACCAGAAGATGCTTCTGTCAACTCAGCTTCAATCATCATAGTTTCTAAGTAATCCTCGAAACGTAAACGAGTCTCGCCAGCGGCTTTTAAGTACCAAGAATAGCCAGTTTGTCCAGCTTCGTCAGTAGTTTCAACCCACCCGATTTGAGCAGTATCAGAACCATCAATTTTAAAGTGATCTTTAATAATCAAAGGTCTGTTGCTAAATTGAGTAAATGAAGGCTTAAGCTCACCTGCCATAGAAGCAGAACCTTTAGCAAATTCAGAACCATAAACAAATACGTTTATTTTATCAGCATCAGCAAAAGTAACTTCACCAGAGTTAAGCTCGTCTTGAGTGTAAGGCTTAAGTGTAAATGTTTGTAAACTTACAGCAGAAACGTAGCACTTAAGAGTTTTAAGACCAGTAGCGTTATCAGTTACAATAACAGTATTACCTATTCTTAAAGAGTTGTTTAAAGCACTTCCTAAAGTACAAAGACCAGAAGAAGCAGTAGTTACAACTACAGTAGAGTTAGCAGTTACGTCATCATTTTTGTAAGCGATGTGTAGTCTATTTTGCTCAGACCAAATTACTTGATCAGAACTCATAGGCATTTCAGCGCCTACCATTTGTAAAAATCCTCCGATTGTACGGTTTCCGTAGCGCTCTACTTCTTGCTCGTACAACTCAGGTAGATATTGTTGTGCCCATCCAGCTGTGCCACTTGACGTAAAGTCAATGTAGTTTTGATCACTAACTGTAAGACTTGGTGAAGGAGTTAGCGAGTATGAACCAGCTAATCCTAAAGATGTGTTAAATCCCATTTTTTAGTTTTTTTAAGTTGTTTTTATTTTTTTCTAATTTTAAATTTCAACCTTGAACTATCTTCACCACCTAATACTTTAACTTTCATGCCACTTGCGTCTACAACTGGTTTAACAGTTCTAGGGCCCATGTCAATGTTTTTTGACTTGATGGCAGTATTTTTTATAGCATCAGCTCTACCTTGCTCGTAGAAATGCGATACAATTTTATCGATATTTCTACCTGCAAATAAAGCTTTGTGATAACCTGCAGCGTCTTTCATCATATCGTTTTCGTCGAGGAACTCCCTCACAAAATTAGATATGTCGCTTTGGTAATCCTTAGTAGCAGCGGCATCTTTTACATTATACCTATATTTCTTGTCTCCAACTTTAAAATCAAAACCTTTGAAATTTTCGTTAAAAACATTATTGGTACTTTGCTCAAATTGCTTGTACTGCTTCTGCTGGACTTCACTAGCGGCAGATTGTTTCTGGTTGTACTCGTTATAAAAGTTAATAGCATCTTGCTGGTCTTTAGACAACTTAGAACCCAACTTGACTTCCTTGTAGTATTCGTCTTTCATTCCATTAAGAAACTTCTTAGCTTTCGCAACTTCTTCTTTCAAAGCCAACTTCTTTTTTCTAATATCGCGCTGTTCATCTAAATCTTCGTCAAATGAAAAGCTGTCTTCAATTAAAAAATCAATCTCGCTATTATCTAAGTGAGACTTGGTTGACTTATAATATTCTTTTAATAGTGTGTTATTATCTACATTAGAGTAATCAGCATTTAGCCTTACATACTCTTCAATAGTACCACCCGTGTCTTCCATAAACTTTACCAAACTTTCAATATTTTCTGGTAGTTTTACTTCTGGTTGAGGTGTAATTTCTTCTTTAGTAACTTCTTGTGTTACTTCAGCGACAGGCTGTTCTGGTTCGTTGGTTACTTCTTGTAAGACCTCTTCGACGATCTCTTCTTTTTGCTCAGTGACTGGCTCTTGCGTTTCTTGTGCTTGCACCCGCACTTCTTCTTTAGCATCTGTCTTTTCGTTTTTGTTTTGAAACTTTTTTAGTTTTCCTAGGTCTAATTTAATAGTACCATCTTCTTTAACTTCTTTATATGAAGTATCTTCTTGAGGTGTTTCTTCTACAGCTTTAGTTTGTTGAACTGTTTCTTCTACTACCTCTTCTATAGGTTGTGTTTGTTCTGACATGATAAAATATTATATAATTGTTTGTTTATTTTCAACGCGGCTCGAACTGTTCAAGTCCAAATCCACCTAATGTATCTTGTCCTGCGGACTCAAAGCTTTTTGGCGGTGCGTTGTTTTTTCTTTGATCTATAAGCTCACTTTGTTGTGATGCTTGTATCTTAGTTCTTTCGTCTTTACGATCTTCTTTAAACTTATCTTTTTCTTTTACAACAGCAAGTTGTGCTTCTTGTAATTGTTTGTTTATTTCAAACTCGTACTGCATTAACTCTTTTTTAATTGCAGCTTCTCGTTCCATTTTAGCTATTTCAAGCTGTGACTTCATTTGCTCTAACTGAGCTTTTGATTCTGTAAGAGCCTGTTGCTTTTGCATATCTGCTTGTGCAGCTGCTTGCGCGGCTTGAGCGTTTGCTTGACTCTGAGCTTGAATATTTTGTTGTTGTATCTGTTGATCTTGATCTTGTTTCTTTTTTCTACGTATTTTAAGCAGCTGATTAGCTAACTTAATATTACGTACTTCTCTAATATCAATAGCATCTTCTAAAAATATTTGACCAGACTGTAAAGCAACTTGAATATTATTTTCTAGTTTAGCTTTTTCTTCTTCATCTGGTGCAAGCTCTAAAAATATACCAAAATCGTGCAAGTGTAAGTTAGCCATTTCTTCTAATGTAGAAACATTAAACTTACCTAGCGTTTTAATAAATGATTCTTTAGTTGGTGAATATTCTATAACATCAGACACTCGCATTGCAATACACTCTGCCATTGTTAGGGTTATATACAAGCTTGATTGCAATAGGTGCCTTGTTGCTGTGTTAGAATTTGCTGCAGCTAATTTTTGCAGCCCTACTAAAGCATTTTTATCTGGTACGCTTCCGTCTCTAGCTTCGTTCAAGCCAGTAACATCGCGCATCATTTGTAAGTAATAATTGTAGGTGCTTATAAGTGCACTGATCTTATTATTACCTCCATTTGAATTAAGTTCCGTAATAGGTAATCGACCACGATTCATATCGCCGTCTTGTGTCATAGATCTACCAATTACACTACCAGTTTGAAAGTACATATTAAGTGCTTCTTGTGGGTTGTAATTAGTACCGTTACCTAAATCTATTTCAGCTAAAGCATCAGCATCTAAGTAAACACCATCGGGCACTACTCTAGATAATACTTGCTGTAGCTTTAAGTGCGTAAGCTGAATCATATCAGCAAAGTTAGTCATACGGCTTACTAAACTTTCAATACGACCTTCGTACATACGTGGCGCACAGATAGCATAGCTCATTTGAGCTTTAGTTGTATCTGCCTTTGGTCTGATCATATTCTTTTTAAGCTCCCATTTTAAAAGCTCTTTACTGCCAATTACTTTAGCGCCTTCGTAAATAACTTCAATAGCTCTGTCTATTTTTTCAAAGTCATCAGACGCAGGCGGATTAAACGTATCGTTTTTTTCTATAGCTTTACTGCCGCCTGTAGCAGTCTTTTTAATTTTGTGAACTTGATTAGCATATGTTTTATACTCAAAGTATAACACTGTCGCTGTATTATCCTCGTCAGCTTTAGAGTTGTAAGCAGTATTACTATAAGAAGAGTTGTAGCCTTTATAAGACTCTAACTGATCATCAGTAAGATCTGGAAACTCTTTTTTAAGCTCATTTAAATAAACCTCTTTTACTTCACCCACATAATATATATCATCAAAGTAAGGTGAATCTGTGTTAGAATAAACTAAATCAGCTGGATCTACATATTCTACTTTAATGCCTTCTGCCTTGTTAAAAGAACTTTTAGCAGCACCGATACCAATAACAGTTAAATCGTTATTAATTCTTCTAGATATAAGCTCGTATTTGTTTTTATCAAAAATACTATTAATAGCTTCTTCTTCTGCTATTTCTACAGACTGTTTATAATCAAGCTGCATGTGTAGCTCTAATTCTTCCGTAGACTCAGGTAGTTTGCTTTGATCAGTTTGATATATATCTATACCTAATTGTCCAGCTACAGCGTCGTTAAAAGGTTTAGCCTGCATATCTTCAGCTATCTTAGTAACATAGTCAGTACGTTCTTTTATTGAAGCTGGATCTTGCGAATAAGCTTTAATGTCGTAAGACCTGTCTGCCATACCGTTAACAACAATGTCAACAAACTTAGGTATAATAGGTACTGGTTTCCAGTCTAAGTTTAAATAAGACAAATCACCGTTAATAGATAATTCATCTTTATATTTTCTAACAGACTGTTCTCCTCTAGCGTATAGTCTTAATGAGTGAAATGATTGTCTTGACGTTGAATATCTTCCTGATCCGTTTTTACCGTCATAACCATCTTTAGTATTGAACCACTCATGCTCTATAGCTCTACCAACCTTAGCGCCGTACTCTGCACTCATCTTTTCTAAATCACTAACCGCTTGGCTGGGAAAAGAACTCTTTATAGCTTTATTAATCATTTATTTAAATTATTTTTGATCTTGATCCTTTGTTGTCGTACCTTTTTATTCCAAGGTTTATACTTTTAATTTGTCGTTCTTGAACTGGTGTATAAAGGTTTTTATTGCAAGCCATTATAGCAAGTCCAGAGCTTATAGAAGCATCAAACTTAGTTCGGTTATTTATATCAAACCTAGCCCAGTCTTCTAGCGTTCTGTTGAAATACATATCGCCACACCCTTCGTTATTAAACCCTACATATTTTTCTATATAAGATTCTATAGCAGCAGCGTGTGACTGCTTCATATCTTGTGAAGAGTTAGGTATACCACCTATTTCTTTTTCTGTTACAGATAACTTACTGTAAACTTTATCAGGCCTGTTCATTGAAAAGCCTCTATAACCTCTTCTTTTAAAATGGTATAATAGTCTTGGTTTATTATTTTCTGCTAGTATTGGCATGCCGTAAAAAACACAGGCCATAAGTACATCTTCAAAAAATATCTCAGCTGTTTGTGGCCGAGCAACATACTCTAAAAAAAAGCTATTAGCAGGCGCTTCTTCCATTGAATATTTTGTAAGTCCGTGCAACGCTCCGTTAGATCCTATGCCATCGACTGTACCTGATATATCGTAACTATCGCAACCAAACGCTCCAACGTGTTCGTTACCAGGAAACTTAATACCATTTTTAAGTCTTATTCTGTTTTGCATTTCTAGCTTTGGCACCCAACTAACTTTAAATCTTCCGTTTTTATTAGGCATAAATTCTACAGTACTATCTTTAATACCGTTTTTCCATTGAAACGAACCTAATGTTACAAGCGATGACTTAGTTATATCGTCGTTGTAATCTATTTGTTCGTATATTTTAGTTAGATTAAAAAGCGATTGTTTTGCTTCGTCTCTAAATGCATGACTTTCTGTTCGAGGAAACTGTCTGTAAAATTCGTTTAAACCGTCTTGATCGTTTTTTAAACCTTCTACTTCGTTTTCCCAATACTCTATTACTCCCTGTTCGATCTTGTCGCCAACTGCATCGAGTACCGTTTTGTTCGGAGTATCGAAGACAGGTGCTCCATACATATCAATATATCCTTCGTAGTTCCATTCCATAGGTATGAACAAAGAATATAATCCTGAGCTAGTCTGTCCATTGCGGTTTCTTTGTGTAATATCTGAGTCATAATAAAGCTTTTTAAAATTGTCTCCACCTTTATCTAATGAGTTGCTTGTTGAACCCATCATACACTTTCCAATAATCCTACTACCTAATCGTAAACAGGTTTTCGTAACCCTCCAGTTGTTGAGGATGTTCGTCGGCTTTTCCCATTTACCGCTCTCGTCGTGGACGAGTAGTTTGAGTTTCTCACCGTCGTACGAGTTGTCACCGGTGTTCTTCCAGTCGATCGTGGTGTCAAGACCGTCGAGCTCTCTAAGCGATTCGTTTGTCTCGAGCTTCTTACGGGTGTACTTTGTCGCGGGTACGCGATACGCGAGCTCTGTCTTTGGTCTGTCCATACCGTCCTGTATCGGCTTGAAAAAGAAGGGGTAATTAACCGATATTGGTACCACCTTGTCTGTAAACATCTTCTTCGCATCTGGTCCACTCTTAGATAGTATTCCATATCTAGAGTCAGAGGATATGGTTGCCAAGTTAACCACCTCGCCTGATGCCATAAATGAGAATCCAGATCGTCTATTCTTAAGGTAGCACAATCCATAACAACGGGCATCGGCCTTACAAGCCTCCCAGAATATATAGAATAATCTGTTTGACTCGCGAAAGTCTGGTTGACCGACATCAATTTTACTCCACTGCAGGTACATATAGTGAGTACCAGTAAGGTAAGTAGCAACATCTTTATTGTAAAACCAAAAACCCTTCTCTCTGTAAGTAAATTCATTATCGATGTAGTCATACCATTGTTCTTTAAATTCTTCAGGATATTCTTCCCAATCAAATACAGATTTTATTCTTTGAAGATCTTTAGGATATTCGGTATGTTGCCAAGCGTTAGATTTAAATTTTTTTACATCTACAGGTTTTGGTAAAGCTATTTTTAAATTTTGTATTTCATATACTTCACCTATCTCACCTGTTTTAGATATAACAACCATATCGTATTCTTTGTTATATCCGTACTCCCACTTCTTGTATCTATTTTTATTTTTTAATACCTTAGCTTTTACGTGGTCTTTTAGTATTTTTACCAGAGTTTGTTTGTAACTCATGTTGACCTACCCTCAGCAAAGCCTTTAAAAGTTTTTTCTTTAGTTTCTTTTTTAGGCTTTTCGTTTAACATTTCCTCTTCAAGCTGTATTCTAGTCAGTATTTCAAACGCATCGAATATAGCTAGCTTCTTAGTAGCTGCAGCATTTTTAAGTCTGTCAGCTGTTATGTCGTCTCCTGAATCTACAATAGGTTCCTTAGCTACCTTAATAAGTTCGTCCACAGCCTTTTGCCCAGCTTGGATTATATTCAACTTCGTCTCCTTTGTATTCATATTTAATTGTAATATCATTAGTGCGCATGCGATATAATCTGTTCTCATCTATGATAAACTCATATTCGCTGCTAGGGCTGAATCCAACTAGATCCCCCTCGTGTATTTTAAACGCTTCTAGCGAGCTATTACCGTATTTTAGTATACCAATACGTTTTTGCTCTTTTTCATCGCTTATAATTTGTTTTTCTTTTCTAAGTATTGGCTTTACAAAACAAAAATTACCAGGTGCTTTCCACTGGTCGTTGTGCTTGTATAGAAATATTTGATCGTAATAACAAAAGTACATATCTTCTTTAAAATATGAGCTACTGTTTTTCTCATTACCTCTTACGTCGTAAAACCTTCTAAACACGTTATGATGAACTATAACCTCGTCTCCAATGCTTAAATCTGTGTCGCCTATTAAAGGTACTGACATTACAATACCTACGCGGTTAACAAACTTATGATCGTCCATTGTTGTGTTGATGATTAGTTTTTTATCACCAACTTCTACTTCATTTGTATACCTACCGTTCTTTGGTTGTATAATGAAGCTATATAAACTTTGCATTAGTACTCTAAATTATATTCAATTGATATAGCCATATTAGAATTAAACTTTTTCCAAGGTATGACTTCATTGTTTTTTTCGATGTATATATTATATGATCCGTCTTTTTGATCGTGCAATATATCAGATATGCAATGACCTCCGTAAACCTGCTGGCCTACGGAGTAATGCATTGCTTCGTTTTTATAATCAGTGCCAATACTTATTTTTCTAATCAGCTTGGCCATCTTCTTCTACGATTTCTTCGTAAGATCCGTCTTCAAGATTTACTGTAATCTTTCCGTACTTTTCTTCTAACTCTTCATTAAGTTTCTTTGACTCACCAACAACTTCTGCAAAAGCATGAAGTAGCTCGTGTTTTTGAGCTTCAATAGCCCCTATGTCAGACAACAGTCTAGCCTTAGCACCTTGCTGGGCTTTTAATTGTTCTAACTCTTTTTCTTCAATTTTAGCACTCATTTTTATTTGATTTAATTATTATTTAATTTACTATATACTAATCACTTATAATAAGGTTTATTTACCTTTAAACAAGCTTGTGGCTTTCTCTGTTGTGCGTCCACCGAAGTAAGCCAGAACAACTGCCATCATTACTTTTTCAAAAGTATCGTTCCATAACGCGTTTATTTGAAAAGGCACACTCTCAACACTATCTAGTATTCCAGCTAAAGAAAATATAGTAATACACCATACTAAAACTAGTGGGCGTACATTTTTAGAAAGCCAAGAATCAGACATTGAGTCTGCTTGCCAGCGAGTTGTTATAGCTTCTATTTCTTTATTTTGTTGCTCGTATATAAGCTGTTGTAGTTTTATTTTATCTTCTACACTTACGTCAGCTTTTGTTATTTCAGCAATTGCTTCTTTAGGTGACATAACACCTTGTAGAACATTACCAAGAGCCGGATTAATTACACTAGCAGCTCCCATTAAAAGCTTACCGACAGTAGTGTCTTTAAATTTCTTTTTTGGTTTACTCATTACCATTTAACTTTATTAGCCCAGTAAGCTGCACTTAGTTTACCTTTAGCTATGTTTTTTCTATGTCTAGCTTTAAAGCTTTTGCGTCTTGCTTTTTGTTTTGCTGACTCACCTTTTTTAGGCTTACCAGCTGTTGTAACGCCTTGCTGGCCAAATCTAATAATTTTTTCTATACCACCAGAGCAAGCCTTTACTACGTGGGACTTAGTTCTATGTTTAGGTGTTCTTCTAGGCTTATTACAAGCCATTTTACTTTTGTTAAGTTTAGCCATTTTATAAGAATTTATTTTCTTGGTATTTTATACCAAAAAAGCTATGTACACCTTCGTCTTGTATTTCTATAGCTTTTTGTTTCCAACCATCAGGGTGATCTGCTTTAACAATACCTCCGTTTTCATCAACAGTATCTTTTAAATCCCACATAACATCTAGGTGGTATTTTTCACTAAAAACTGGTGATTTAATTTCATCACCAGCTTCATTATACTCTCCTTTTTCTAAAACAATATTACCTAGCTTAACTATAGAGTGGCTGTGTGTTGCAAATTTATTTCCTTCTTCATCTATAAAAATGCCAAGAGACTCAATTTTACCTAAAGCCTCAGCTTTGTTTTCAAACTGATATTTTCCAATTTTCATAATTATGTTGTTAGAGCTGTTAGTTGCGCGTCTGTTAAGGCTTCTTTGTATACTGCAACGCATTTGATTTTGCCAAAAAATTTACTTGTGCCGTTAAATCCGTTATCAAATTGCAAGCTTGACAAGTCTGGAATTGTCACACTTGTATCTGTTGCTTCTTCACTTCCGTTTATATATAAGCTAAGGTCGTTTAATTTGTGTTTTATAGCAATTTTGTTAAACGCGGTAAGATCTGTAACAGTTGGTAGCGCTATATGATTTGGAATAGCGTTGCCATTGTTTACTGAACTTATAATTTGATTTTCCGTAGAACTAGTGCTAATAACTATTCTCTCTGTTTGAGAGTTGTCAGACAGTGAAATATTCATTGTGCCTGGAGTTTTTGTAAGAGCCGCAAGCTCTACGTAAAATACTCCTTCTCCCCCACTACCACCATTCATTAAATCGCTTGAACCCGAATTGTTGCAAACGTCTTCGTTTCTTGTTACGGTGCTTCCACTTGTTGGTATGTATGAAGTTGCATAGTTTTGCGCTGCACTTGCTTCACATTGTAAACCAAAAAGATAAAGTCCGTTAGTTCCGTCGCGTGTCACATTACCACTATTATCTAAAGATGCTAATCTAATTCTTATAGCGCCTGTTAGGTCTGTTGTTGTTTTAAAAGTAATTTGACATCTATACCAACCATTTCCGTAATCTTCTATTTTTGCAGTATGATTACTATTTATAGTTCCCAAAGTTCCATTTGATATATTAAACCAACTAGTACCACTTCCAGAACTATCAAAATTTATATTTTGCAAACACAAAAAATTACTAGTCAAAGCTTTTTTTGCAAATATTGACAATGTATTAAAGTCATTTGATGTTACATTTGTCGAATTAATATTAATTTGTGAATTATTACTTCCGCCAAGGTTGTCATCTTTTAAAAGCCAAGCGTTATTTGTGCCGTCTGGTGATATAGCTTGTTGTGAAGTTAAAACTGCTTTTACTAAACTAGGATCACTACTTGAATTAAATACATCTCCTTGTGTAAAGTCGTTAGAATATGTAGCAGTGTTGGTTGATTGTGGTTCGAGCAAAAGATGCCCTGTTCCACCTAAATAATCTATTCTTGGCAAGTTAGTGTCTGTAACATCTTCTATAAGTCCTTGTTCGTTTACTCGTGTGGCAATTGTGCTTCTTGTAAAGTCAAAGCTGCCATTTTTTACAGCAGTTCCGCTTGTTGGTATGTAAGACGTTGCTTTACTGCCTCTTTCTGCTTGTGCGCCAAAAACAATAACCTCACTTAAAGAAGAACTGCCTCTAAAATCAACGGCATAAAAATTAGCCACTCCAGTAGAGTTTGAAGAATTTACTTCAAATCTTTGCCAATCTTCTGTAAGTGTAAAAAGATTATTTGTGTTTGAATTATGACTTAATAAATTGACCGTACCGGTTCCGCTTACTGTTTTAGCAAAAATTGACCTTGTTGTTGTAGTGGTCATTCCCGCACTATCATATAAATAAGGTTGTGAACTTCCGGTTTTTGTTAATTTGTAAGCGTTGCTAGTTCCATCTGGTGCTAAAAAGCCGCTTTGTATTGATATATCACTTCCCCCACTCCATTGACTAAAATCTTCGGAATAGTCTAATAAATTTTCTCCACTAGCTGGTTTAACACTATTTAAAAGCCCATTGTCATAAGCTGTCGGTGTTAGTAATATACTTGCTTTTTCTAATAAATCAGTTAAGTTGCTCATTATGAAATTTTTTGTAAATCAGTTAACTTATCAGTAGTAAAAGCTACATTTTCAAAATTTGTAGATCTTAGCTGAAGTTCATTTAGTAAATTCCTTACCTCAGTTCCAACCGCACTACGCGATGAGTTATTAACTAAACTTGTTTTAATATTTAATAATGACATACTATTTATTTAATTTATTAATAAATTATTTTAACCTTAGTATAGTGCTATAATGTCGTCTGCAGTAGTTCCAAGTGCAAAAACTCGATCTACCTGTATAGGTAAAAAAGTTCCAGATGGTACATTTTGAAACAATACAGCTCTGTATATTTCATATGCTTCATTTCCGTCAGGAAAAACATCTGAAGCCGAGTTAGCAACATCTACTAAACTAAGCGTAGTAAGACTATCAATACCGGCTATAAAAGCAGCCGTGTTATCTGCGATGTTTACAGCTATGTCTCTTTTTTGAATATGAGTACCGCTTGAATTTTTAAATGCCACAAAATCAGCTGATGAGTCTACAAGTTTATTAGCTGTATTGCCATCTGCCGCGCCTGTTGCTACTGGATTTGATTGACCCGACAACAACACACAAAGATCGCCAGCTGTTCCAACGTATAATCCAGCTTTGTTATGAGCATGAACACCTGTTAGATCACCTAAATGCCTTATGTTATGTGTAAAATTAATTGCAGCACTACCTTTAGTACTTGCGTCTTTAAGTACTACAGCCTTATCAACAGTTTCAACACCTTGTTTCTCCCTGTAGTTAGAGCCTGATTTAAAAGCGTCATTTGGTATAATATCTCCGTATGCCATTTTGTTTTTATTTTATCTAGTTTTATCTTTATTAATTAGTTCTATTGCTTTTTTCATTACTTTGTCAGTGTAAGTTTTACCTTGCATGATTACGTTTCTTTGTTTACTTGTAGGTAAGTCTTCTTGACCTAGTAATATTCTATATATTTTGTTTATTAAAAGCTTGCACTTAACCGAAGTTTTGTACAAGCTGTATTTTTGTGTTGTATTATTTCTGTGTCTCCACACTGTTATCCAACCTTCTCTTACAAGTCTTTGCCATCTTCTTTTGTCCCAAGAATATGTATAAGTACCGTTTAAAAAGTCTTGACGTGTGAATAAATCCATACAGTCAAAATAAATTAAAAGCTCTAGATCAGCATCGTTTAGGTTGTTGTTTTTACAAGCCCATTTTCTTACGATGCGATAATGCTTAAATAAGCCAATGTCTTTAATATCTTTGGCCTCTAGCTTTCTCATAGAACTATAACGACATCTTGCTGCTTTATAACTAATAGAACTTCTTCGTCTATTTCTATATTAAATCCAGCATGCTTGTCATAATATATAGTATCACCTGCTTTAACTCCGTTTACCAGATCTCCAGCAGATTTAATAATACCTTTGCGGTATCTTATGTCTTCTTTAATCTTATCAGTCAAGAGTAGCCCACCTTTTGTTTTAGTAGGCTTTTCCTTGATTTCTTCTATTACTAAAAATATACCTATAGCTTTCATTACTCTCTCATGTTATTAATTACACAATCAGTCGAGAGTATCGTAGTTGCTACAGATACTGCGTTTTTTAATGCAGTTTTAGTAACCAATACTGGATCTATAATACCAGCTTTAATCATACTAACTGGTTTTCCTGTAACTACGTTTATACCCCAGCCTTTTTTACCTGTAAGTATATCTGTGTCTAAACCAGCATTGTTTAGTATTGTTTTATAAGGCGATTTAATTGCCTCTATAAATATTTTTTCACCTTCAGTTTTACCGCTTAGCTTTTCCGCGGCATTAAGTAAAGCTATACCACCACCAGGCACTATACCTTCTTTTACTGCTGCTTTAGTAGCGTGGATCGCATCATCAACACGATCTTTCTTTTCTTTTAGTTCTACATCAGAGTTAGCACCTACAGTTATAACCGCTACGTTTCCTGATAATACGCCTAAGCGCTCTTGTAGTTTCTCGGTCTTTAAACTGGGTGTATCGCTATTGAGTTGATCCTCTATAGCTTTAATTCTTTCTTTTGCAGCCTCCGGTATGCTTTTTACTTTTAAAACTGTAGACTTATTGTCTGATACAGCTTTTTCACACTCACCTAACACATCAGGAGTTATAAGATCTATATCATCTCCAAACTCTTCGTTAATGTGAGTAGCGCCAGTTACTGCAGCAATATCATCTAAAAAGTCTTTTTTCCAGAAGTTAAATCCTGGAGGCGCGACTACATTAGCTTTTATATTGCCTTTAATTTTATTCATAACTAAAGCACTCATCGGCTGTTTTTCAAGCTCACCGATTATAAGTATGCTTCTGTTATTTTGAACGGCATATTCTAATACTGTTTGTATTTTTCTTACCGTTGTTATCGGTGATGACACCAATAGTACTAGAGGTTTTTCTAGTGTTACATTTTGTTTAGTTACGTCTGTTACAAAGTTTGGATTAGCAAACCCTTGATTTATCTGAGAACCAGATACAACTTCAACACTTGTTTCTTCAGCGCCGTCTGAGTTCATAAAAACAGTACCGTTTTTACCTACTTTTTTAAACGCTTCACCTATAATAGAACCAAGCTCTGTATCATTGTTAGATGATATTGTAGCTACTTGGTCAATCATATCGCCCTCAACCGGTATAGATACTTTATCTAAGTACTCTACAGTTTTTTCGTATGATTTGTTTATATCGTTTTTAATGTCTCTTAGAGAGCTTTCATAGCCTTTTGCTTGTTCTAGTATTGAGTGAGCTAATACTGTAGCGGTAGTTGTACCGTCACCAGCCTCGCTTACTGTTTTTCTAGCTGCTTCTTTTATTAAGGTTGCACCTATGTTTTCTACTGGATCGTGCAAGTTAACTGAGTTAGCAACAGTTACACCATCTTTAGTTATCATAGGTCTTCCCATGAAGTCTTCTAAGATTACACATTTACCGCTAGCTCCTAATGTAGAGCTAACGGCTTGTGTCAATTTGGTAATACCAGCGAACACTTTATCTTGAGCATCACTGCCAAAGTTTAAGTGCTTCACTATTTCTTGTGAGTTTTGCATTATATTAAATTAGATTAAATTGAAATTACTACTTAAATGTTTTAACTACTTTTGGGCCTTTTAAATAGTCGAGCTTTTTTGTGTAATGCTCAACTGAACTGTCAATTGCTTGCTCAGCGCCTTCAATAGTTTCTCGACGAGTAACGTCGATCCAAGTCTCTTTATTAGGGTCTTGGTACTCGGTTTGATAAAATCCATTAGGTAGCTGCACTATACGCCAACTGGCTTTATTAGATACATGCTCCCATAATTGTTTGGTTTCATCGGATATTTGTGGTTGACTACTCCACGATTGAGTCTGATAATAAAACGTCATAGTTTTTGGTTTAATTGTTATTATTTGGTTTGCACTTTCCCGTGCCGGGTTTATTTTTTGGCTTTATGCTTTTTTCTTATAGCTTCTTTACCTCTTTTAGCTATTGCAGCTTGTTGAGGTTTACCAGCAACTTTAGCTCGTTGCTCTAATACGGTTAGTATTTGTATTTTTCTAGCAAATGGTTTTTTAATTCTTTTTACTTTAGCTACTGTAGCTCTAGCGTCTGCGGGTGTTTTGAATTTAATACTTACTGTATCTTTTGGGTTTTCATCAGTATATAAACGTCTTCCGCTGCCTTTTGGTTTTTTACCAGTACCTTTTTTAGGATCTGGTTTCTTTTTTCTAGGCATTACTTTTTGTGCAGTTTCTGCATTGGAAAGTTAAAAGACTGACTAGCTCCTTTATGTGGCTTATATCCTCCAGCGGGATTTTTCATTAACTTAGGCACACCTTTACCAGACTTCATCCAGTGATAACCTTTTGGTGCTTTTACTTTCATATTACTTTTTTTTATGCATGTTAATAAACCAGTTAGCTAGCTGCTTGTCTCTAGACGTAGCTGTTTTTCTAGCTTTAAGTTTTCTAGCTTTAGCTATAGTTACATCTCCGCCATATAACTTACTTATTCTAGCTTTTAAAACACCTCTATATGTTTTACCTGGCTTTTTCATTATTTATTATTCTCTTCTACGTGGTATAAAGCGCCCGTATGAAACAAGATCATCAACGACAATTTTTTCTAGCGTCGCTGTTTTACCTTCAGTAAAAGGATCTAAAATATTAATAACTTGTAAACTAGATAAACGAACTCCTACTTGTGTTCGTGCCACTTTTATTAATTTGCTAACAGTTAGTTTATTAGGATGTGCATTATTTATTGCTAAAATAAGCGCGTCAGGAATTAATCTATCATTTATTCTTTTAAACTCAGCCGCTTTGTTTTTTACTAACTTTTGAAACTTAGATATTTTCTTTTTTTTAAGTCGCGTAATTCTACGTTGCTCTATACTCATTATTTTTTCTTTTTAGTACCCAATCTTTTATTTACTATATTTCTAGTTGTAATCATTTTACGGGCATAGCTAGGCCTTTTGTTTCTATTAAAAACAATTTGCTGATTTAAGCTACCAATAATAGCCCGCTTGTTACCACGCCTAGATTTAATAAGCCAAGTAGCAAGCGCTGCTGGTTTTAAATCTTTAAATTTACCTTTAGCATCTGCATACTTAGAATCTTTCCAAGTAGGTCTTTTAGCTGGCATTATTTTTTATTTTTGTACATTTTAGCTTTACCGTGATCCATTTTAGGCTTATCACTACCGTACATCATTGGCTTACTGCTATTGTAATCCATAGCCTTGGCCATTTCTTGAGCCATTTTTGGAAAATTGCTACTGTCTACCATTTTAGGCATAGCCATTTTAGCTCGTAGCGCAGAAAGATCTTTTCCGTCTATTATTCCGTCTTTATTCATATCTATTTTTTTCTGATTGCCCGTTAACAAAGGCTTATTGTGTGTTCCTGGCATAATATTATTTTTTACGTTTATATATTTCTTTTAGTTTTTGTTCTACTGATTTTTCCCAAGGAAGATCTCTTCTTCTAGTATCAATATGCTTCATGGGTATTGTTACCATTTTTTTACTACCTTTAGGTTTGTATTGATACTTGTTCATATCAAACTTCAATACACCATCACGTATTTGCTGCAAGTGTAATCGCTCATGCATTACAGCTTTAGCTTTTTGTCTAGCGCTAAGATTTTTATTAATCTCTATAACACCGTTCATATCAATAGTGCCCCAAACATTTTTAGGTAGCTTTTTCTCGAAAACTATAGACTTTTGCTCAGAGTGCTCAGCGTTAAAGCCAAGCACTTCTGGTATAGTTTTCATTTTAAAAGCCATAATTTAATTATGAAAATGGTGTAGCAGGAGCTCCAGTACACAGCAATGTACCTTCAACATGCCATTTATCTGCGGCTATGTTTGTAACCGTTACTTTACTACCGGCTCTACCTGTTGTAGTACCATTAAATGTTATTTGATGAAATTCATCAGCAACTTGAGTTGCAAAAGAAGCATTGGCATCAGAAGTATCTGTATCTACAGTAAGTACAGATCCAATTAAGTCTTCGTTTGTAGAATCAGCGCATTGTATTCTTTTAGTACCAGCAGTATCATCTAATACTATAAAGTGAAAATATACTCCAGTTAAATCACCACCACCAGAATCTGGTAAAGTAAACGTAGCAGCTGTGTCGGTAAATACAAAAGTTTCACCTGAGTCGTTAGCCGTTAGTGATGTATCACCAGTTATAGCTGTTAAAGGAGTTCTAAGACCAAAAATCTTTGCATTAACCGTAGAGGTATTACCAATTACAGTTGAATTAGCACCAAGGCCTGCGCCTGAAGAACCTATAACTATTTCATTGTCCGTGGTAGCAGAACTTTTCTCTGCATTATAACCAATTACAATGTTACTATCACCGGTTGTGTTTGTATTACCAGCTAGCATTCCTAAGAATACATTGTGATAACCTTCTGTGTTACTAAGACCAGCTTGAGAACCTACGGCAACGTTTTTAGCAAGAGACGATGCGCTTGCAACTTGAGCAACAAGAGCATTGTGACCTACAGCTACACTTTCTTGCCCAGTTACATCTGCATGTAAAGCTTGGTAACCTATAGCAGTGTTTTTAGAAGCTGAGGTGCCATCTTTTCCAGCTTGATAACCTACTATTGTATTAAGTGTTCCAGTATTAATAGACTCACCGGCCTCGTGGCCAACTGCTACAGATCCAGGATATTGAGCTGTTAAAGATTTTAACGCATCATATCCTATAGCTACTGTTTGGTTTGTAAGCTCTGCTGATTCTAAAGCATTGTAACCTAAAGCTACATTTTGTCCTCCACCCGTTAAAGCAGAACCACTATCATATCCAAGAAGAGTATTAAAACCTCCACCTTGTAAAGATGTACCGGAATTAGATCCTACGGCAGTATTACCATCACCACCAGTTAAAGAGTCTAAAGCAGATTCTCCAAGGCCAACATTATGTAAAGCACTTGCAGAAGGAGCTGTTAAATGCCCTACTAATAAATTACCATCTCCACTGACAAAGCTTACGCCGCCAGCTGCGGAGCTCCACTCTAGTACATTACCAGAGGAAGGTACTTGTAATACTTGATTAGCAGTACCAATAGCTGTTGGTAATTCAAAGTACGTACTTCCTGAGGTATCACCAATTTTTAAGCTGCTTTGTATATACGCGTCTTTAAACGAATAAGCTTGAGACCCTAAGTCTACGCCGTTATCATCGCCTGGATGTATCGCAGTAACATCAGCATTACCAATAACAACTACGTTATCTGCATGGCCAGCAGCTCCGTTACCAATTACTGTTTGATTAGCTGCACCAACAGCTGAAAAAGCCGTATTATATCCTAAAGCTGTATTTCCAGATCCAGTTGTAAGTGAATCACCCGCTAAACCACCTATAATAGTGTTTTGCACTCCTGTACTAACTTGTATGCCTGAACCATCGCCAACAGCAACGTTATAAGTATTTGTAGCACCACTAGGCTCTTGATTTTGTAAAGAACCAGTACCTACTGCTACAGCTCTACTACCGTCTACATTAACTGAAAGAGCGTCTTGACCTATAGCTATATTTCTAGCACCAATAGTGTTAGAAGCTAAAGAACCAGCTCCAAGAGCAACGTTTAGTGATCCTGTTGTATTTGCCGTCCCAGCTTGATAACCTACAAAAGCATTGCTGTTTCCTGTAGTAGTTAGCTTTCCAGCACCACTACCAATAGCAACGTTGTAAGCGGTCGAATCATTAAAAGTAAATAATGCTTGATAACCTATAGCTACAGAATCAGAACCTAAGACATTTGTCTTCATTGCTTCTGTACCAATAGCAGTGTTGTTAGCTCCTGTAGTAGTAGCTTTACCTGCTAGTGCTCCAACAAAAGTGTTATTGCTAGCTGAAGTTACTTCTTTACCAGCTTCTGATCCTATATAAGTACCTTTATCTCCTGTTGTTGCTTTTTCGCCAGAGCTACTACCTACGGCTGTATTGTGATCTGGTATATTGCCTCCATTTTCACTAAGAGAAGACAATGCTTGATAACCTAAAGCAGTGTTGTAGCTACCTGTGGTATTACTATTTAAAGCAGCGTAACCAAAAGCTGCACTATTTACACCTGTTGTTAAAGCCCCACCAGCTTGCCAGCCTACAAAAGTAGCTTTTGTTGCAGCTGTTGTTATAGAAGATCCTGCTTGATGACCTATGGCTACATTTGTTGAAGATGTGGTTAAAAGCCCAAGAGCATCTCGTCCTATAGCTATGTTTTGATCACCTGTTGTTATAGCGTCTAAAGCCAAAGCTCCAACTGCAATATTGTTTTCAGCAGAGCTAAACCCTACGTTGCCACTAGGGTCATGTCCAATGTACAAAGAATTATCAACAACTTTTACATCGGATATATCATTTAAACTTAATTGGTCCCAAACCGGGGTTACGCCATCGCCTGAAGACTGTAAGTAGTAACCTGCTGTTCCAGCTGAGCCATCGAAGTTTATTTCACCAGTTACGTTTACGTCAACCAATGTTGTTACGCCTGTAACTCCTAATGTTCCGCCTACTGTTGCATTACCAGTTATAGTAGCATTGCTACTCGCCGATATTGTTGTAAAAGATCCTGCAGATGCAGACGATCCTCCAATAACAGTACCGTCTATTGTACCGCCGTTTACATCTATAGTTGCGAAAACTGTTGTAGGTGATATAGCTGTTGCTAAGTACGTCTGTAGCGCACTCATTGAAAACTGCTTTGTTGTACCGTCAGCTTCTCTACCTAACACAAACTCAGTTCCGTCGATGCTACTGTCAATTGTATATGTACTTATTCTTGCCATTATATGTTTTTATTTGCAATTATTTTTTTTAGTTCCTTTTCCGTGACCACCTCGATTAGCTTTTACGGACACAAACTTCTTTTTGGTGTGGTCATAGTCCTTGCCCTTAATATTTTTACCGTCTTTTTTAGCCTTACGGCGTTTTCTCTGGTTCTCTGCACGCATTTTCTCACGGCGTCTTGTATTAGCTGCTGCTAGATCGCGTTTTTTCTTCGCAAGTTTAGCTCTGACTGATAGTTTTTGTGCCATAATGCGTCTTTTTGTTTATATTCCTATTAATCACATAGTTATTTTAAGTTTTAAGGTACTCATATTAACCTATAGTGTGACAATTGCCCCTTACTAGTATATTTTAACAGGCTAATGTCATAGTTTTTAAAAATATTGTTATAAATAGGGGGTAAAAGTGCTATGCCTTAACCTATTGACTACCAGCCGGTTACGTAAACGCCTTTTTTAGCCCCATGGCCCCCCTTATTTTTAGATTTTGCTGCATAATTTTTACCTTTTGGCCCCCGGGCTAGGCCCCCAGCCTGCCCCTATATACTAACTACTGCACAAACTTAATACGTAGCGACTTAGATAATATAAATGTAAATAACTAATAAAATAAAACTTAATACCATGAGAAAATTTATACACAATATTGTTCTAACAATTTCAGAAATCAAAGTTGGAAATATGTATGATGCTTTCACAAAGTAAATACGAAGTAATAAAGATAATATAATAAAATAATAATAACTTAATAATTAATACTATGCAAAATTTAAAATCAAAAAGATTCGTTATCAGAAAATCTTTAATCGGAAAAAATCAAATCATTGAAGTAACATTTAAAAGTGGAAAAACTTTTACATATAATCATGATAAAGTATATGACATAATGAAAAGTAAACTAGAAACAATGAACTGTTTTGAAAAATACAAATCATATACTTCAAGCACTTCAGTGCCAGTAATACTACGCGACAAAGAAGTCGTTTAGTATTTACTAAAAGTGTGACAATAGCCTGCTACTATTATATACTTAGTAGGCTTATGTCACAGTTTTAAAGCCTGACTTTGAAATAGAGTCGGAAGAGTAGACTCCGCCCTACGCGGAAGTCAAAGCACGCGCTTGCGTGTATAGCACTCGCACAAATTAAATACGGTCGCTTACAGATAATATAAATGTAACTAAAAAATAATAATAATAACTTAAAAATAATAACTATGCAAAATTTAATTTCAAAGCGCTTCGTAGTAAGAAAGTCGCTAATCGGTAAAAATCAAGTAATTGAAGTCACTTTCAAAAACGGTAAACAAGTAAAGTACAATCACGATAAAGTGTATGATATAATGAAAAGCAAGCTCGAGTCAATGCCTTGCTTCGAAAAGTACAAAAGTTACACAAGTAGCACTTCATTACCTGTAATATTGAGAGATAAAGTAATACTTTAAGCACTTGTACACATAGAGTGGTAGTGCAATACACCACCGCTCTTTTACACACTAAAACAAATATACACCTTTAAAACTAATTAAAATGAGAAAATTCATTCACACTATTGTATTCAAAATCAAGAACTTAAAGCTTTCTGACTTCAAAATTCAAGTAGAGCTAGGTAGTGCACCTGACGAGACTACTTGGAGGTAACACAAATTTAATACGAAAATAGTAAGATAATATAATAAAATAATAACTAATAAATTAATAACTATGCAACTAAACTTATCACAAATAGAAAATATGGAGTTCGAAGGAGTAGACTTCTCTGACTATCCAGACTTCGTAGACGCTTTCTTAGTATCAGCAGATATAGATGGCAGAGAACTAACAGAAGAAGAGGTAGATTACCTCAACGATGAACACTACGAATTTGTAAACGAGTCAGTATTCAGCTCAATATTCTAAAAACCGGAGTGAATGGCTCGGCAGTAAATCGTGGCGTACTTAATATAGATGAAAGACTCTATAGCGCTAGTAGGTAAATCGCGCACGTGTGTGAGGGAAGTTCGATTCTTCCACACTCCACTAATATTAAATAACTATGAGAATAATTAAACACTTCAATCCACACTTTCCAGATAAAGATATCTACAAGTGTACTATAGACAATATCACCCAATATGGTGACTTACAAACTGTCACTGAATTTAGAGATGACAGGCTAAATAACTCTGATTACTACAAAGAGTTACAACAACTTCATGATGAAGGGTGTAGACAATACTACAAATCTAAATCAACATTTAACAACTATACAGGTGACTAATATGAAATATATAACAATACTAGATTTCTCAATGGGACATGTGCACCAATATGAAATACAAGAAGACCAATATGAATCAACAGAAAGCTTAGAATCATTCATATGTGACAAGGGTTTTAACCTTGGTAACATTGAGTGGATGAGTCACTATGATAAAAAAATATATTAACTATGCAATTTATACAAATAACTAACAATAAAGAGATAGATATGACTTCTCTTATACTTAAACAAATACAAGGTGAAATCACAAGAGATGAAGTCTTACAAGTAATTAATGATAATATAGTAAAAAATTCAGATGAGATATAATATAATATGGAATAGCAGCGGTGGACAGTACCCAGACTTTGAGGTGGTAGATACAGCGGACAATAGAATTGAAGCAATAAGACTAGTTAAAGAATACCAACTAGCTTTTAAATCTAATAAAATAACATTCAAAAGAATATGAAGAAAAATATAATTAAAACCATAATAATAGTAGGTGCATGCGCTACTTCCTACACAGTAAGTAATAATATAGCACAAGAGATCGCTGCATCATCATTCGAAGCAGGTAAAGAAGCTAAGTACAATGAGATCAAGCAAAGAGCTGAAGACATTAATCAGTATGGCGAAGGTTATTTCACATCACAAGATGTTGAAGAGATCTTAGAAGGTTACTATGACGACGAAGAAGGTCTCTAAATGCAAGTAATGATAGTCAATGGTACAAGATACCTTATCAACACATCGACGCCTGATGGCGGGGATTCTGCCTGCGAGTACATATTAAAGTATTATGACCTCAATGCGATCATAGAATTTGATAGTGCAAAAGCAGATGATTACAAACAAAATACAATAACTATTGGATAATATAATAAACAAAACTATGCAACAAATAAAATTCTTATCAAACAATCAAATATTACTTAATAACCAACTTTATCAAGGTTATAATATCGGCGAGTTACCAAACACCTTTGGTTTTATATACAATGAAGACAAAGATCAAGACGGTATTAGCGAATGGTTTAACTACAAAGGTCTTACTTATGTCGCCAAGTAATATGAAAGAGCTGCTAATCTATGCAGAGCAGCAGAAGAAACTACGTGCAAGCGAGCATAGGCGTAAGCACGCACATGACGGGTTATGCAGTGGACTTACAGATGTCGAGTACAATCGAGTTGTAACTAGACAGAAATCTACCTTTTCAAAAGCTAGAAAGTTCACTCACAACCGTATGTGGCGAGATAATACAAAGAAATTTACAGTAGAACAACTTAAATTAATTAAAACACTATGACAAATTATCAAAAAGAGCAATTACTGCTCGAAGAAATGTATGTAAAACGTCTACTTATAGACTATGGAATCAGAGAAGTAACAACACAGCGGCAAGCTAAAAATGGTACTCGTGAGTTTGAGTTTCCTGTGCCTGCATATACTAAAAAAAGACTTAAATGGTATAAAAGTAAAAACTATAGTATAAAAGATTTATCTAGACTACGTATCGCTTGTTTCAAATCAGGTTATGTACGTAAGCAGAATGGTCAATGCAGAGCATATCAACTAAATCCCACATACGAGCAAAATTATAGATGCGTATGGCAGAGACAAAATGGTGAGTTGTATATATCAAAAGGTATGACTAAAGCTCGCGCACTTATATATTCACCAATAACAAGATTAAACTTTATGTT